GGCGGTTGGAGGGCAAATCCGCTGACACGATTGCGGCCATCATGCACGTCGGCAAAGACCGCGTTCGCCGATTCCTAACGGAAAACAATCTCAACAAATATCAGCCAGCCAAACGTCGGCGCCAGCAATTTGAAGTCACCAAAATCATCAACACCAAATACCCAGAGTTCAAAAATCCAGCATGTCGGAATATGCCGATTGATGACTTTTTTCCAGTGAGCCCGTCCAACAGTCTTTCGGCGTCACGGCGCAAGTTGCACATGGAGAAAATTGAGCGAGTTATTGATGTATGTCGAAATTGTATTGAGCAGGAAAAATGCCTTGATTACGCGCTTCAAGCAGAACCGCACGGCATTTGGGGCGGCACCACCGAAGGCGAACGCGAATACCTACGTCTTCGTCTTGGAATCAAATGCGAGCGCGACGTATTGATTTCGAAGAAGAGTCGCCAGATTTCCAATGCGTGGCGTAGCAGCGCCATGATAGGGATTCCCTTTTTCATCAAACACTCAGACATAATTGATAAACGCCTAGCGCGACGTGCCTAGTATTTCGCCCCAATTACAAAACGTTCTTGACCGCCTCAATGGCGTAGTGCGTGTAAGTGGGGGATTTCAAGCAAAGTGCCCATGTCGCTCCGATGACGACAATCCATCATTCTCTGTATCAGAAGGCGAGGGTGGTAAAGTCGTCGTTTACTGTCACGCTGGCCGATGCGACACCAAGCAGGCCTGCGCCGCGATGGGAATCACGATGTCGGACCTCTACCCACCCAAGCAACCCAAAAAACTTGAGTTGGTCGCCAAGTATCCATACTTGGACGAAACGGGCACATTGCTTTTCGAGAAGTTGCGTTATGTGGATACAGCGAACGGCAAAAAAGAATTTCGCCAACGTAAGCCAGATGGCAAGGGCGGATGGGAATACAAGTTGGGGGACACGCCTCGTGTTCTCTACAACCTGCCAGAAGTTATCAAAGCAAAAGCGAGCGGCAATCCAATATGGGTAGTCGAAGGAGAGAAAGATGCCGACACTCTCATCAAAATGGGTATATGTGCAACGACTATGCCCAATGGGGCGGGTACATGGTTACCCATCCATACCGAAACCCTCGCTGGTGCTGTTGTGGAAATCGTTGCCGACAACGACGACGCAGGACTCAAGCACGCCAAAGGTGTTCACGAAGAATTGATTGATGCTGGGTGTGATGTTCAGGTCTGGAAATGCAGCAAGGGCAAGGACGTAAGCGAACACGTCGCCGCTGGTGGAACGCTTGAAGAACTTGTTGTAGTTGCGTTGACTGAGATATCTGATGAACCAGTGCAAGTTGAACAGGTATCGCAAACACACGAGGGAAAAGCAATCAATGAGATTGCCGACCTGCTTGACCGTGATGACATGTCGGAAAGCCAGAAACTTTCACGCGCCCTGCTGATTATCTCTCGCACATCAAGCACCAAAATCGTTGATACGGGCAGGCTGGTTGAGTGGTCGGAATTCGTCAAGGAATCGAGCGATGACGCCTACGATTGGATAATCCCTGGTCTCATTGAGCGCACCGAGCGTGTCATCGTGGTGGCTGCAGAGGGCGTTGGCAAGACGATGCTGGCGAGACAGGTAGCGATATGTGTCGGTTTTGGTCTACATCCCTTTACGTATCAGCAAATCAAACCGCAAGCGACGCTGTCGGTTGACCTGGAAAACCCAGAACGGATTATCCGTCGCACGTCTCGCTCAATTTACGGTGCCGCACAGGCGGTGTCTCGTAATTCAAAACCGCAGGCGCATCTGCTGATAAAGCCGCAAGGTTTGGATTTATTGCGTGCCGAAGACAGGGCCGTATTGGAAGAAATGATTGAGAAAACCAAACCGTCGCTCCTGGTGATGGGTCCTTTGTATAAAGCATTCATTGACCCAGGCGGTCGTACAAGCGAAGCCGTAGCCATAGAAGTTGCGCGTTACCTTGACACCATCCGCGATGTTTACCAGTGCGCCATGTGGCTGGAACACCACGCCCCACTGGGCACTTCGATGACGACACGAGAATTGCGTCCGTTCGGTTCGGCGGTGTGGTCGCGTTGGCCAGAGTTCGGCGTTGCCCTACAGCCCGACATGACTGGCATGGCGCATCATTTTGACGTTCGGCATTTCCGAGGTGCCCGCGAGGAGCGCCAGTGGCCATCTAGAATTAAGAGGGGGAAACGGTTCCCATTCGAGGTTGTTGAATGGCCAGCCTCACTGAAAGTGACAACATGAGCAATACTCCCTTAACGAAAGAATTTCTCGCCGAGAGAGATTCACGCATTTTCAAGATGCGTCAGGCAGGTGTGGCAATATCAGAAATAGCCAAGCGATTTGGCGTTTCATCAAAAGTTGTTGGTTTGGCGATTTCCCGCCAGTTAGAAAAACTCAACAAAGAAAGTTCTTTGGTTTATCCAGAAGTCCTGCGTATGGAACTGGAGAGATTGGATGCGATGCAGGCGGCTCTTTGGCCGCTTACCCAGCATCGCAAGGTCACCCTTGATGACGGCACCGAAGTGTCGGTGGAGCCAGACATGAAGGCCGTGCAACAGGTATTGGCGATTATGGATAGACGGTCACGGCTATTGGGTATGGAACAAACCAACATCAATGTTTCTGCCGATGTAACCCAAAACAGTCAACAGGCACCCATCCGTGCCACATTGGCTGGTCAAGAGGGCATGCCGAAGTCAATCAATGCATTTGACCCAGAAAGCGAAGCCAAAAAGTTGCTGGAGTTGATGGGTGCTTCTGGTGTGTTGCCAAAAGATACTGTCGCCAAGATGCTTGGGCAAGCACCTATTATCGATGCCGAGGTGATTGAAAATGAACAAGGGCAACCAAGACAACTTGAAAGCGGCAATGGACAAGGTGGCGGAAACGTTGACGCCAACAGTGTCGACCATTAACAAAGAGGATGATGGTCCTGCTGACAAGCAGGTGCTAATTCGCACCACCGAGCCAGAAAGAGACCGCTGGAAGAAGGCAGCAGAAAAGGAGGGGGTTTCTTTATCGCAGTTCATCCGAGACACACTGAACGCCCGCGCCAAGGAGTTGCTGGAATGTTCTCACCCAATCGACCAAAGAAGATGGTACCCATGGGCAGAATTTTGCCTGAAATGCGATACGAGATTGCGTGGATGAACTAGCCTGTAGATAAATCTAACGAGAAACGGGGGCATGTTTAAGTTTTATGACCATACTGATACCGAACGTTTTCGAGTACGCACTTACTCCGCAGGAAGAGGCGCTGGTTGCGCGTATCGGTTATGAACGACAAGAGCCGATGTTTGCTCAGCCAGAGCGCAACCGCAACTATTACGAGGGCGAAGTGTGGGAAATGTGGCAGCACGCAGTCTGCGCGGGCGCAGAACTTGCCTTTGCGCGTATGTGCGGAATAACGGACTTCGTTCCACATGTCAACAAATTCAAGACGGTCAAGGATGTTGGTGGGTGGGAAGTTCGATACTCGTTTGGTAACAGCATGCTGCGCATATCGGATTGGGATGACCGAGACGCTTCGTACGTATTGCTGATGGACGGCCTGCGCCATCGCACCCGCCGCAACCCTGAAAACGGCTGGGTTGGCGTGAATTATCGGGCGGTGTGTTGGGCCAATGGCCATGACATCATCGAGCGAGGCGAACGACTTGGCAATTCGTGGCGTGTCCACAAGAACAAAGCCAATAGCATGACAGACCTATTACAATATATTGAGACAGACATCGGTTAGGTGATGACAAGTAGATTATTTTTAAATAACGACAGTCTTGCTTTTGATTTTCCGTATGACGCGAATCAAGTAGCGGAAGTTAAACAAATACCAGACTGCAAATGGGACAAAATAGCCCGCCTATGGCGTTGTCCTATTTCGCGAGTTCAGGAAGCCAGGGAATTCGCCACAAAGCATGGATTCGATATCGAAAATGACGTACTTGTATTCACGTTGCCACCCAGACGTAGTGCGCAAGATGTTGGCGTATATGAAAAAGACGGCGACATCTATGTTTCGTTCCACTACGACCCTGTCTTGGTTCGGTCGGTAAAGCAAATTCCGTCAGTCACCTGGAACAAGACAACTGGGGCATGGAAGGCACCGCTTACCGCAATCAATGAGGCAATTCAGTGGGCTGAACGATTTGAAAAACCAATTGCATCAGACGTAATTGTAAAAGCCAAAGAAATAAATTTGCAGTTGTTGGAACTTGCAGAGGCAAGTCGAGCAGTAGAAGCGGAAATTGTCATCGGAAATACTGGTCTTGAAAACGCGCTATTGCCATATCAAAAAGCAGGTGTTGCGTATGCCAGGCGAGCCAAACGGTGTTTTATCGCCGACGAAATGGGTCTTGGCAAAACATTGCAGGCAATCGCGACTCTCGAAGTTCTTGGGCAATATCCAGCGGTGGTCATGTGTCCACCCAATCTGGTTCTTAACTGGAAAGCCGAATACTTCAAGTGGCTGCCCGACCGCAAGGTTGCAACGGTGCTCGCAGGCAAGGGTCAAAAAGAGTTTCCAGAGCGCGGTACTTACGACGTTCTGGTAATTGGCTATTCAAATATTTCCTATTGGGAATCACACTTGACCGCCCATTGTGCGTATGTATTAGACGAGAGCCATTACTGCAAGACCCTTACGGCAAAGCGAACAAAGTCAGCCCGCAAGGTGGTATCTTCATCGCCGTCTGGGACGCCAGTTCTTTGTCTTACGGGTACGCCAGTTACCAACCGTCCTGCGGAGTATGTGGCGCAGTTGGATATCTTGGGCAAAATCAAGGATTTCGGTGGAACCTGGGGTTTTTATCGCCGCTACTGTGCTGCTTTCCAAGACAAATGGGGGCAGTGGCACCTGGAGGGCTCTTCAAATCTTGAAGAACTCAACGAAAAACTTAGGTCTGTCTGCTACATAAGGCGCACAAAAGAGCAGGTGCTGAAAGAGTTGCCACCAGTATTTCACCAAGAACTCCTGCTCATTGGGGCAAGTTCGGCGATGGTTGATTACGGCAAGGCACAGAAAGACATCATTGCCTTTTTGGTGGAACGAGCCAAGAAACTCGCCATAGAACTGGGCACATCGCCACACTCCGCAGCCGTGCGCGCGCGCATGCGCGCGGAGTCATCGCAGGATTTGGTGCGACTGTCGGTTCTCCGTCGCCTCGCCGCCAAGGCCAAGATGGAGAGCGTCATTGAATGGGTGGCCGCCCGCACAGAAAACGGCAACAAGGTGGTTATCGCCGCCCACCACAGAGACATTGTTGATGAACTCGCCAACCGCTTTGGTGGGTTGAAAATCCAAGGCGGTATGTCGGTGCAGGAAGTCGAGGATGCCAAACACAAGTTCCAGACCGACCCGAAGTGTCAGGTCATCACTCTTTCTATTCAGGCGGCCAAAACAGGGCATACACTGACAGCAGCGCAGGACATCATCTTTGTGGAACTGCCATGGACACCAGCAGACCTAGACCAAACCTATTCACGGCTACACCGAATGGGACAACAGGGTTCGGTCACGGCGACCTATGCGCTATGTGCTGGCACGATTGACGAGGAAATCTATTCGCTCATTGCATCCAAGCGCAAGGTCGTCAACACCGCCGTCGACGGTGGCAGCGAAAACGACGAAGGTAGTATCGGAGCACAACTGGTATTCTCTCTGCTCGGGTCTAACATTGGATAAATCTAACCAGAAAGCGAGTTTGATATGAATTTTATAGACAGCCACGAAGTAGCACTTGACGTATTGGGTGACAGCAAAGACTTGTGGACCTGCAAGTGGTCTGGTGGCGACAAGGTGCTGGTCTTTCGGGGAGACTTCAAGCACAACCGCGTTCTTTACCAACATCTATTGACGCTCGACTGCGACCCA